TACTCCTTGTTTGATTATTAAGACACCCAAATAGGGTGCAGTGCTGAAACATGATCCCCATCCTCGAAGTGATCGGGATACTCTTCTGCTCTCTCGGTACACCATGTATCCCAGAGAAACTTACATCCACCGACTTTCTTACAGGTGTCAAGGTAGTCTATTGCCTTTCTCCGCTTAGTCTCAGCGGACTGACCTGAAGTCTGCCACCTAGAAGGTGTGCCTTTGGATGCATCCTCATCGGGTAAATACTTTCTCAGGTTGTGCACATCCATGCACCCTGCTCTACCCATAGTCAACTGGACCATGAATCCTGCCTTGGGCAGGCCCAATCCTGGGACTTGTAGCCAGTGGAGAATCATGTCCAACTCTGACCCTTTCTTCTTACTCTTGATGATCTTCATCGTACCATCGTACAACTCTTGGAGATGAGTAGTTACATACTTTGCTCCTTTCTTCTTGTTACCCCATTGGAACTCCTTGGCACCTAGCAAACCATTGGCACGATAGTCATCCATAACATCACACAAAAGTGATGTTTGCTTGCGGATACTACCACTTACCAAGGCATAGTTCTGCTCTAATCCTTGGGGTGACTCAAGTGCACGAGCACGACAGATTGGATTGTCTCTTACGAACATAGGCTATTTACTCCATGTTAAGGTTATTCAATGCAGCATCCCCCTGTCAAGAGGAACTCCCTATCTAAGGCACTCACCGATACGAGTGCATCTTGGATGTACTTACCATCTCTGTACTCGAATAGTTCCTGAGCAGGAACCTTTACTTCATGATGGTTACCCATCAAACACTCACCATGGAAAATGTAGTGGTGAGGTTTATACTCTTCATCATATTGAAGACATCTATCTGCATACTTCATAGGCTTTACTCCGCATGTAAGTTAGTACCATTATCATACCCTTCTACCCATAGGGTAGCACCGCAACTAAGTGGTTTTAGTGGTGACGAGATCAATGTCCACTCACCATCAAACGTAACTTTGTTAGCATACCTGTTACCCTTACTACTCTTGATTGTTATAGCAGGGTGATCGGTACCATTCTTTTTATTAGCACGAGCGACATGCTGATTAACATGTACTCTCGTTAGGATACCTTTGGTTGAACTTGTCCCACTCATCTTTCTCTCTCCTTTCTAGGTACTCATAACGATCATAATCTATCTCGTCATGGTACTCTCGGTACTTGGGTTTATCTTTATGCAAGTCATGTACCATACTCCCTCTATTCTTTATTCCTTTCATTCTCATCTATCCTATCTGTTATTTCTTCCTGCATATCTATCAGGTCTGATATTAGTTCATTGATGTGAGTCTGAAGATGCTCCACACTATCCCATGCAGTAGAGACACACATCTTATCTAGTTTCCTAGCTACTTTACGTAGGGTTAAGATATCACTCTGACATGCAGTCAGGATTATCTTGTCTCTATGGTTAGCTTTACCTAAGTTTCTGTAAAACTCTACCTGTTCGTCTACTGTCATATCATCATCCATCACTCTCCCTTACTTGTGGATTCTCAAATGCGGTACTATCTACCGCAATGGATTGTAAATCTAGTTCACTCAGTACATAGTCTAAGATGTACTGTTGCTGTTGACTCATTGTCATATCATCAAAGTCTGGGTCCATATACTCTCCTTTTATTTAGATGCACGTATCAACATGCACATGTTGCAATACCTTGGTTCTACTTTGGATACACTAGGATATTTAACTACATCCCAATACTTCACACTCTTGGTGGTCCCACAATCTGCACACTTGGCATTTTGCTCCCACCACTTAGGAATCAGGTACATACCTCATCTCCACTTTCTAGGTAGTTCGATTTCGCTCTCTGGTAAATCAGAGAACCACCCGACTATATGTAATGGTAGTTTGGCATGTAACCATGCACTACCATAGACATAGGGCTCATCACTATAAGGATTTTTAAATTCCTCATCAGGATTAAGCCCTGCATTCTTCAATAACATAGCCCTATTCTCATAGGTATTATCTGCCAAATGTAGGGTAGGTACTTTCTTTTTTAAGTATGCTTCTTGTCTTGGAGACCCTGCTATCATACCATTCAAATGGTACTCCTTCCAGATCTCTATCAAGGCACCCACTCTTAACTCATCCCATGGTTCAAAATACTCTTCAATGGACTCTACTAAGTGAGCCTGTATCTGACCACATGGACCGATACAATCACCATCATGCTTGGGTCCGATCACACCAGATAGGCTTAGTTCCCAATCGTCTACATCAAGACCCTTGAGCGTAGCTCTAATGAATACCTTGCCATCTCTACCCTGACCCAAACAGAGTAATTTTTTGCGTGTCATACACTCTCCATTAATTTCTGTTGATACTGATTAGGAGTGAGAGGTGTTAATTGGTGAAACCAAGACCACCCATCCTCATTCTGTACTCTGATGCCGTATACTTTACCCGTAGGTGATTTGGCAACAATCAGAGGATTATCACTCCACTCTTGGACATAGCACTGACCCAAGTAATCTTCACTAATCTCACATAGGGTCTCGTATGCCTCTCTCTCATCAAAGAAAAGTTGCATTGGTACTCCTTATTTAGTTGTCATAGAACTAATCTGAACATAGTGTACACACATTTGTGTACACCCTAGCACACTCTCCCAATACACTATGCAGAAAGTGTGCCGAACTGTACACTCATCTATTCATTGTCCAGCTATTCACACCCTTGAAGTTTAAACCGCATGGATATAATCGAGCATCACCCCAGATATCAAACTTCTCGGTATGCCTAAGCACACCCTGAAACATTAAGTAATCATGAATGATGCCTAGTTCATCTGCGGTCTTGTTATCAGTATGTATAGCTAGACGCATGTTTTGTTTACGCTTTGGACACATAAGCATTCCTATATTCAGATTGTCAAAGATCAAATCAAGATAGAATCTGATACACTCTTTAGAATGTACCAGAGTCTACCCTACATGACATGCAGATACCATGCCATGTAGTGTAAGACTATGAATTAATATGATGCCAAGTTTGGATCAATACCCGTACCTATCGAAACATTCACACCCCGTAGACGATCATTCTTTGATCTCGCTTCTTTACGACTCAAGATCTTACCATTACCATAAACAAGGGTCATGTTCCGCCTAGCATTAGCACCATTCATCAAAGCCCTTGGATTCTGACTATGGATCAAAGTTGATTTGCATTTAGCAAATGCCCCGCTAGTCTTGATAGGTCCAGTCTTGGCTAAGATTTGCCCATGGTCACCATGAGCAGGAATCATTCTTTTACCATTAATAATAATGGATTCCATAATACTCCTTTTTTGATTTGAATTTCAAAGATCTAAAAACTTAAAAGAACATGATGCAGAACCCATGCCAAACTTGAAACCTGAAATTCTGCGAACTTACCAAACAAGGATGCAGAAGCCATGCCAAAGGAAAAAGATCAATGATTTCAATGGCTTAAAACATGAAAGAATATATATCAAATCAAAGGTAAGGAAAGAATTGCCTAGTTGATAGGCAGAAATTGCCGAGATAGGCAAAAGTTGCCGATTGATCGAAAGTAGGCAAAAGTTGCCCATAGGTAAAAATTAGTAGGCAAATTTTTCCTATTTATATTTTAATGAACAGGTACAATAATTTATTTTATTGCAATTTGTGTGCCAAACGAAAAACCAT